AAATACATATAGTCAGTATTCTAATATGGCTATGGAGACATTACTACTTAAGTGTTTACCAGATATGGAAAAAGCAACAGGACTTAAATTATATCCTGCATATACCTATGCAAGAATCTATAAAAAAGGTGATGAACTAAAAAGACATAAAGATAGGTTTAGTTGTGAAATATCTACGACTATGAATCTTGGTGGTGATGATTGGCCAATATACTTGGAGCCATCTGGAGAAATAGGTAAGAAAGGCATTAAGGTAGATTTAAAACCAGGAGATATGTTAGTTTATTCTGGCTGTGAGCTAGAGCATTGGAGAAATAAATTTAAAGGTAAAGAATGTGTACAAGTTTTTTTACATTATAATAATCGTAAAACACCAGGTGCAAAAGAGAATATGTTTGATAAAAGACCTCATCTAGGTCTTCCTTCATGGTTTAAGCGATGATATAATTCTTAGATGGAGGCAGGGCACCACCACATACTCCCTGTCTCCTTTTAAGGATTATATTATATGTTAGGTATTACAGCTATATCACAATCACCAATAGCTTCTTTAGGAGGAACTAATGTCAATGTAAACGTTACAGGTTTACAATTAACTAGTTCTATTGGTGCTTCAACTGTCACTGCAAATGCAAATGTAAATGTAACAGGATCTCAATTAACAGGAACAATAGGTAATTCAACTACAGCAATTAATACACCTGTTAATGTAACAGGATCTCAATTAACAATGTCTATGGGAGAAGAATCTCTTGTAGGTAATGCAACAGTATCGGTTACAGGATCTCAATTAAGCTTATCACTTGGTACTTATTCTGTAAGTGCTGATGGTAATGTAAGTGTTATTGTAACTGAGCATGATTTATCAATAACAGCTGGTGCAATACCAACTGTTACAGGAGATGCAAACGTAAGTGTAACCGGTGTTCAAAGCACATTATTACTTGGAGAAGCACAAGTTGAATTAGTTAATGAAGTTAACTTAACAGGAATTTCTGCAGCAACTTCTGTTGGTAGTGTAACAGCTGTTCCTGGAGTAGATGTTTTGGTTACAGGTATACAAATGACGGCTTCAATTAATAGTCCATTAATAACAGCTTGGTCTAACGTAAATCCAGATGTGACCAACACATGGACTGAAGTAAATAAAGGAGTTTCTAACACTTGGACAGAAGTTGATAAGGCAGCTTAAAAAGTGTATAATACCAAATTATGGCATCAACTTTTTCATCAGATCTTAAACTAGAGCTAATGGCTACCGGTGAGAATGCCGGTACATGGGGAACTAAAACAAATACAAATTTAGAACTTGTTCAACAAGCTATTGCAGGTTTTGAATCTATAACTTTATCAAGTGGTTCTACTACAGCTTTAGTAATGAGTAATGCATCTATTTCTACTGCTAGAAATATGGTGATTAAATTTGCAACAATTACACTATCGGGAGCAACCACAGTAACCATACCAGACTCTATAGAAAAATTTTATATATTTGATTGCAGGCTAATTACTAATCCAACAAACCTTACAATTAAAACTGCATCAGGAACTGGCTTTACATTAGATTCTTCAAAAATTTATGCAGCATACGCTGATGGTACAAACTTAAATGAAGTATCGCTAGATACATTAGGTGGTACAATAGGCACAGCTTCAATTGCTGATGATGCAGTAAACAACGATAAAATTGCTGATGATGCAGTTCAAAGCGCACAACTAGCAGATAATGCAGTTTTGACCGTCAACATTTCTAACGCAAATGTGAGCACAGCTAAGATCGCTGATAATGCAGTGACTGCTGATAAGTTACAGAGAAAATTTACAATAAGTACATCTTCTCCTTCGGGAGGTAGTGATGGAGATATTTGGTTTAAATATTCAACATAGGAGTTTAGATGGCTAATACCTATGCTAAAGTTTCAGGAACATTTGAAGAAATAGATAATGCATATGGCAAAGTATCAGGTACTTGGCAAGAAGCAGATGAAATATATGGAAAAGTATCTGGTGTTTGGAAATTAGTATTTGCAGCTTTTCAAGCAACTTCAATTCAAACATTAAGTTCAGGATCAGGAACCTTTGCAGTTCCTGAAGGAGCTAACGCAATTCACATACAAGCTGCTGTTGGTGGAGGTGGTGGAGCTGCAGGTGGAGTAAGTTATGACAAAGCTGGTGGTGAATCCTCTGGGGCAGGTGGTGGATCTGGTGCATATGTATCAGATAAAGTTTTTACCGTAACTGAAGGTGAAACACTATCTTATTCGATAGGATCTGGTGGATCTCCAGGAAATCAAACTGCAAACTTTGGTCAACCAAAAACTGGAAGTGCTGGAACAAACACAACACTATCTGGATCTTCAACTGGAGCTATATTTACTTTAGGTGCAGGTGGTGGAGCAAGTGGTACAGGTGGTGGAGTTCAAGGACCTTTAAGAACAAATACTGCTGGAACTGCTGGATCAGCTACAATAAATGCTTCAGCTGTGACATCAGGAAATTTTAGAGATAGTGACGGATCAACTAAAGCAGTAACAACTTTAACATCAGGACCAGTTGGAACATTTAATCAATCTGGTAATGGAGCTGCTGGTGATAATAACGGAAACTGTGGAGGAGACAACTGTCAAATTGCTGGTTCTGACGGTGCTGACTCTTATGCTGGCAATATATCTGGTGGAAATGGATGTGGTATAGGTGGACCCGCAGCAACTGCTGGTACAAGAGGTTCTGGTGGTGGTGGAGGTGGTGCACAAAATATTGGCAGTACAGGAGAAACTGCTTTTGCAGGTGGAAATGGAGAAGTTAGGTATAGATTTTTACGAGTAAATTAATATAGTGCCTTATGGCAAATATATCAAAATGGTTTGGTTATCCTATATACATTACTAAGTTAGAAAATTTTGAAAATATTAACAAAAAAATTGTACCTATAATACTAAGAGATATTACTCCAACTAATTCTCAATACTCAACAACTACAGATGTAAAACCAAAAGAATTACAATCTATTGATGATAATCTTCACAAAGATAAAAGATTTAAAGAATTATATACAGAGTTATCTAAAGTAATACGAGGTTGTTTATCTGCACAAAAATATAACTTAGATTTGTTTGAAATATATATAACTAAGTCTTGGGCTACCTTATCTGTTAAAGAACAATTTATTTCTTATCATCGACATATGAGTAGTCACTTTAGTTTTGTTTATTACCCACAAGCCCATGAACAAGGTAATCTTTTTTTACTTGATGACGATGCACATAAGGTAGGATTAAATATTCCAAAGAGAGATCCATACTTTACAGAGTGGGATCAGAACAATTATGGTAAAGCTGAGTATCCTGCAGAGACAGGTAATGTAATTATATTTCCATCTATGATGTTTCATGAAACTGGAAAGAACACAAAAGACGTGCCTCGAATATCTATATCAGGAGATATAATGTTGACCATGAAAGAAGGTATTAAATCTGAACATAATATACCTTCTCCTGCGACTTGGAAGAAGCTCTAAAATGATGTAAAATAACATTATGCCATTAGCTAATGTAAAAATAGTACCAGGAATTAATAAAGCAGATACCCCATCAGGAGCAGAAGGACAGTGGATTGATGGAGATTTTGTTAGATTTAGATATGGCCAACCAGAAAAAATAGGTGGCTATACAGCTATTGGACAAGAAACTATTTCTGGACCAACACGTGCTCAACATACTTGGACAGATTTAGAAGGAAATAGATACGCAGCACTTGGTACTTCAAAAGCTCTATATATTTATTATGAAGATAAATTTTATGATGTAACACCTTTAGCAACAGCTTTAACAGGAGCAACTTTTACATCTACAAATGGATCTAACACAGTTACAATAAATAAAACAAGTCATGCTTTAGATGTTGGAGAATATGTAACATTTACTTCGGTTACTTTACCAGGTGGTGGAGCTACAGGTTTTACTGTAGCTAATTTTCAAGATTTAACTTATGAAGTTTTAACTGTACCAAATGCAAACAGTTTTACAATTCAAATGCAAACAAATGAATCTGGTTCAGGCATGACTGCAGCAGGATCTGCAAGCATTAATGCTTACGAAGAAATAGGCCCAACGATTCAAACATATGGTTATGGTTGGGGTACTAGTACATGGGGTACAGTTGGTTGGGGTTCTGGAACAACAAGTTCTACAGTAATACTTGATCCTGGAACATGGTCTTTAGATAACTTTGGACAACAATTAATAGCAACAGTTAAAGATGGTAAAACATTTGTATGGAATCCTGGAGTTTCAAATCCTTTGGAACAAAGAGCAGTAGTTATGACAGGCGCTCCAACGGCATCAAGATTAACAATAACATCAGACAGAGATAGACATGTAGTTCATTTTGGAACTGAAACAACAATAGGAGATACTACAACGCAAGATCCTATGTTTATTAGATTTAGTGATCAAGAAAACTTTAGTGTTTATCAACCAACTTCAGTAAATACTGCTGGAACATTTAGACTTGATACAGGTAATAAGATTGTAGCAGCTGTATCTGGTAAAGATTATAATTTAATTTTAACTGATCAAGCAGCATATACGATGCAGTTTGTAGGTCCACCATTTACTTTTTCTATAAGACAAGTTGGATCAAACTGTGGGTGTATTGGACAACACGCTACTGTATATGCAGATGGTAAAGTATTTTGGATGGGGGCAGGGGGAGGATTTTTTGTATTTGACGGTACAGTTAAATTACTTCCGTCACTTGTAGAAGATTTTGTGTTCACGACCACCGGAACAAATGTAGGAATAAACTATTCTTCAAATGAAATTATATATGGTTCACACAATTCTTTGTTTAATGAAATTGTGTGGTTTTACCCATCAGGTACTCCTTTAGGTAATCCAGCGGTTCAAAACAATAGAGCTGTAGTTTATAACTATGTAGAAAATAGTTGGTCTACCATGTCATTAGCTAGAAGTTCATACGCAGATGCTAGTACTTATGATGTGCCTTATGCAACTGAATATTCTTCTAGTGGCACTCCAACAATTTCTAATTTAAGTGGTGCAACAAATACTTTTGGAGCATCTACTTATTATGCTCATGAAGTAGGTAATAATGAAATAGCATTAAATGGAACAGAAACAGCTATACCTGCGTACATACAATCAGGAGATTTTGATTTACCTACAGAAGGAGATGGAGAATATATGTTAAGAGTAAGTAGATTTTTACCAGATTTTAAAAACCTACAAGGTAATGCAATTGTCACAATATTTTTAAAAGAGTTTCCTGTTGATACAGGATCTTCATCTCAATTAGGGCCATTTACTATTACTTCTAGTACACAAAAAATAGACACAAGAGCTAGGGGTAGACTTGCAAATATTAAAATACAAAATAATGCTGTTGACGAAACTTGGAGATTTGGTACATTTAGAGCAGATGTAAACCCAGATGGAAGAAGATAATGGCTAAGATAAATGTATATGTACCAGAACCACCACAAGAATATAGTGTGGAAGGATTTAGACAAATAAACCAAGGTCTTGCAACTATTGAAAATCAATTAAATACTTCATATCAACAAGACTTGAAAAACGAACAAGATTCGTTTAATTACTTTATGCAATGACAATAAGATATAAAAGCGAAACATTTGATTTAACAACTACTAACGTTACACCAGTTTTAACGTGCCCTAGTGATGCAACTATTATTGTAAAAAGTATACAAGCAGTGCATGACACTGCAAGTAATGTTGATACTCATGCAATAGTAACTAAATCAGGTGGATCTGCTGTAAAAGTATCTTATTCAGAACTAAATAAAGCAACTGTAAATATGGTTAAAGGGTCTCTTAATTTAGAAGCTAGCGATATCTTATCTATGCAAGCAGGTGCAGCTAATGAAATTACTGGTATTGTAAGCTATGCTTTGATAGATCGTTCACAAGAAAATGGCTAGAAAATTTAAAGACTTTGTTGAAAGAGATAAACCTAGAAAGAGACCTAGAAGACACACTAAGAATCCTAACAAAAAAAAGAAGTTGCAGA